GCTATTAAAGAAGTCGGTAATCAAGTTGGTGACATTGATAATGCACTAAGAGGAGAAGAAAGAAAAGGTAGGAAAAATGGAAAAAATAAGTAAACACGTAAGCTATCAAGAAGCTACGCGTAGTATCACAGCTTTAAGACTTGGTTTAAAAAATGATCCCTCTGACGATCATTTACAAAACATGAAGTTGTTATCAGAAAAAATATTTGAACCCCTTAGAACTTACGTAGGAGGTCCAATACGGATAAATTCGTTCTATAGAGGACCAGAATTGAATAAAGCTATCGGTGGAAGCCGAAAATCACAGCATTGTAATGGCCAAGCAATGGATATCGACGATACGTTTGGAGTGATGTCAAACTCAACTATGTATAATTGGATTAAAATGAATTTAGATTTTGATCAGATGATATGGGAATTCGGTGATGAAAATAATCCAGATTGGGTGCATGTTAGTTATGTAGATCCTGGTTCAAATAGAAATAGATGTTTAAGAGCTAAAAAATGTCCTAGTGGAACGACATATTCAATAATTTAAAATATATGAAAAGCGTAAAAGAAAAAATAACAGCGGTAATGATAGTAATTATGTTAATAATTCTACTTGCTGTGCTTACTGGTTGTTCACCGCAATTATTTAAAAATAATAAAAAAATAAATATAACTCATGTTTTAGCTGTGACTGAGATGGGTGATACATTAAAAATACCTATTGAAGCAATTAGACCTAATGTTATATATAATGTTATGGGGTATAGTTATGGTATGAGACCTAGTTATTATTATCGTCCATATAATTACATAAACAGTACGTATGATTATTATCCTTATAATTACGGTAATAATAATAATAATAATGTAAATTATTCAGTACCATCAAAACCAACTACATCAATTCCAACACCATCAAGTAGTGGAAACTTTGGAGGTCCTTCTGGTACTAGTGGATTCTCTGGTAATCCAACAGCCGTAAACCCTGTGACTAGTGGTGGTGGAGCTAAAAAGAAAAATAATTAAACGAAAACAAGAATGAAAAAGTATAGAAATATTATAATAGCTTTTCTTATAGGTGTTTTATCAAGTTTCTTTGTTTGGAAAGGTATGGTAATATCTAAGAAAAAACAAATTAGAAAACATAAGATTGAACATATAATGAAAAATGATACGATTCATAATGATTCTATTAGATCAGCTAGAATAAAAATGTGGAAAGAGAAAAAGAAGCATAAGAAAAGAAAAGAAAAATAATTAATTATGTGGGCATTATTTAAAGACAAAAACGATATTAACGAAAAGAACGTTATAGGATTTGCGTCATTTGTAGTTATGACATTGTTTGCTATAGCTGATTTAATGACTAGTTTAATAGCAGATAAAGATCTTATTATAAACGAAGTAGTTTATAACTCATTTGTATGGGTTACATTAGGCTGCTTTGGAATATCAGCCTTTGAAAAAGTAAAAAAATAATTTATGTATGTATATACATCAAAGATCTTTAAAAGATCTTTTAAGAAAATTATGGATTTTAGTTTTAAGAAACTTAATGAAATTAGAAAATTTGGAGAGTGGTTTTAAAGTTAACAATCTGATAACATAAAAACTATTATATAAAAAAATAAAAGGGTGATTACTTTATCATGAACGATAAATATAAACACCCGCATTTTATAGCACTAGTTACAGTACTAATATCTTTAGTATTATTTACAATGATCACGCAAAGTTGTGCAACAACTGCTCAATTATATGTTGATCCTCATTATAAAATTCAACCTGATAGGTCTTACCCAGAATTACAAGTGGGTATAAAAATAAATGTCGGACCTAAAATCACATTCAAAAAAGATAATTAAACTATGAAATTTTTAGATTTTAATAAAAACGGTCAATATGATTGGTGGGAGTATTTAATTGCCGTACTAATTATTATTGTTATAGAAGTTCTAGCTGAAGTAATAGCTAGATTTTTGATATCTTAGATTTTTTTGGAGCTGTTTTTATTATTTTCATACCTTTCATCCAATCTGTATATTTGATCTTATCTTCCTTTAAATCACTCAACACATTCCATTTAACCAACCCTCTTCTTTCTAAGAAAGATATGTACTGTTGTTCCATTTTTTTATCATGAGCACCCATTGGAACCATATATACTGGTAAATGCCAACTATGAGGATCTGCTGCACTTAATGTTCCATACTTATCATGTCCCCTTTCTTTTATCGATTTAGCAAAGAAATCAAAACCTATTAAATCTAAACTTTTATATGTTTTAATTTTATGTACAAACCATAAGATAGTTAAAAAACCAGCTGATGGTCTAAGATATTTTGTATGTATCATATCTTTACCAAAAGATCTCATGAGATCAATAATCTCTCTATCTGTATACATTTGGGAATATGGCATTCCTTTAGGCAGATGATCTTCAAACACCCAATCTTTTAATCCAAAGTTACCTCTACATCTATTAACAAGTATTCTAGTATCTTTAAATCTACCTGTTTTAAATTCTTCTTTTAAACCCTTGTAACAAGGTGCTCTAAATTGACCTGTCACCCATATATCAACTTTAGTACCTATAGATTCCTCTTGTAGTTTATTAGCTTCAATAGCTCTTCCAAATCGAACTACAATATCATAACTATTTATAACATCGGCCAATTTGTGATTCATTATCTCTACAGAATTTCCAACAAATACTATAGACTTATCTTTTACAAACTCTTGTATACTTTCCACCATTCTTCTGATAATTCTCCATCTTTACGCGATTCAAACCAAGGACCTCCTTGTGTGTAATGAATTGCCTTAATGTATTTATGTTTTTTATAGTAACCAACTAAGTGGTTATATTTTAAAGGTATTCTACTTATTTCTTTTTCACCAACCCAAGCAAATTGATGAAGATCTGCGGGTGAAGCATTATCTAAATATTCTTTAGATAAGTTTTTTAATTTGGTATTATCAAACAACATTAATGAACTCCAACATTTTTTTGGATATGATTTATTTTCAATACCGTCCATTTTATTAGCATGTATGCTATTTTCACCTAGATTATGTTTTACACACGCAACAGGTCTTTTTCTTAAATATTGTACTAACTCTGTAGGATTACATTTAAATAAAAAATCATTATCAACAAATAAAGCTATACCTTGATAATGACATAACATTGGTACATAAAATCTAGTAAAAGAAAATTCTGTTGATTCTCCTTTAACATCTTTTCTACCATAAACACCAACTCTAGTTAATGATTTTTTATCTAAATACTTTATTTCATGTTCCCCTTTTTTTGAGTGATCTTCTATAGATTTTCTACAAACTCTAGTAGCTTTAGAAAATCTTGAATCGTGTCCTATATATATTTTCATAATTTTATTTTTTAATTAATAGTATTTTTAAATGTTTACCCGTATCTGTTATATCAAACATATCCCATTCATATTTAAACTTTTCTAACCACCAATTTGGTTCTCTTAGTAATATATGAAGGTTTTGACCATCGGGAAAAGTTTTTCTTGCTGGTGTGCAACATATAACAACGTAAGCCCATTTATTTGTTTTGTCATATAAATGTTGTAAGACATTATCTATTTTATTAGGCTCCACGTGTTCTAATACATCAAAACACACTGTTGCATCACAAACTGGTGGATCTTCATCTTTTCCAATAATACCAGGTTCGTATTCATGTATATTAAATTTAGCATTAGGATATTTATCATCCATTTGTTTTTTAAACTCACCATATCCAGATCCATAATCTAATAGAGAATTAGCTTTTGATAAAGTCATATATTTATAAATAATATATGGCGCATCTTTTTGAAAAGCATAACCCCAATTTCTTTTTTTATGAAATGCAACAATTTTTTCTTTATATTCTTTAGATATTAATTTTTCCATTTTTCTTTTTATAATAATCCCTAAACTCTTTACTGCCTATATAATGCTTTGATTTATATGGTGTTTGTAATATAAATTCAATATTTAAATTTTCTTTATTACAATGATCTATTAACCAAAGAAAAGCTTCGTTACTATAACCATCTTTACCAGAAATAGCTATTATAAATGGTATACCAGTATCAGTTTTTTTCCAATCCATTAATAGAAAACCAGAATTGTTAGGTTTTAAAAACGCAGGGTATTTAAAATATTCATCTCTTAACCAACCACAATTAAAAGTTTTACATGGGTTTTTTGGTCTATGTTTATATATTGTACAACCTTTATTACTCACATAATGACATGGCCTACCAATAAGTCTTTTTCCGAAAATATCTAAAACTAATCTTCCATCACAACAAGCAATACAATCACCACAATGTCTTTTTGTTTTTAATGGCATATCTGTTTTAATATATCTTCAAAATTATCCAATTGTATCATATTGGGTCCATCACATAAAGCATGATCTGGATCTGGATGTACTTCAAAGAAAAATCCATCTACATCTATAGCGTTAGCCAGTTTTGCCATGTGTACAGCATACTTTCGTTCACCACCACTTTTATTACCTAATGATCCTGGTTTTTGAGTAGAGTGTGTACAGTCCATAATAACTGGATAACCAAATTCTTTCATATCTATAATTTGTCTAAAGTCTACAACTAAGTTACCTAATCCAAACATAGATCCTCTCTCAGTTAACATTATATTATTGTTATCTGATTGTTTAATTTTTTCAATAGAATTAATCATATTCTTACCATCTAAAAACTGTGCTTTCTTTATATTAACAGTTTTACCAGTTTTAGCAGCTGCAACTAAAAGATCAGTTTGTCTACATAAAAATGCTGGTATTTGTAATATGTCTACAACCTTAGCAACTGGTTCTGCTTGCCAAGGTTCGTGTATATCTGTTATAACTTTACACCCTACAGCTTCTTTGATATTTCTTAATATTCTTAAACCCCGTTTCATACCTAGACCTCTATATGAATTAATAGAGGTTCTATTAGCTTTATCAAATGAAGCTTTAAATATATAGTCGAAGTTATACTTTTCTGCTAATCTATTGAGCGTAAAAGCGAGTTCCATAGTCAGCATCCCGTCTTCTATTACGCAAGGACCCGCTATTAATATCTTCTTTTGTGTTGATTTCAATTCCATTATATTCAGTTTTTACTACTCGTATATTGTAATGACCTAATATTCGATTTTGTTCTAAGTTTTCTTGTGGATATTCGTCCGTAAATAGATCATATGATCTTAATATATGAGGCCTGTAAGCATATAATCCTAAGTGTCTATCTCCATAACCTATATCAGCTCTAGTAAACCACATTGCATTTCCTTCTTGATGTATAACTTTTACATCATCTGGTTTACAACCTTTAGTATAACATGTTGTAACGTCATTATGTATACAATCTTTTAAAAGTGGTTTTAATGTTTCACGTGTTATGTTTAACATATCACCTTGAACATTTACAATTATATCATATTTTTCTAACTTATCTAATACTGATGCTATCCTTGCTGTTCCATTTTCAGCTTCATTAGTCATGATAACATTACCAATTGTTATATGTTCTGCTATTTTTTTACTATCAGTTACAACGTAAGTATCATAACCCATTAGTCGACATTTATCAAATACTAATCTTATTAATGGTTCACCATCAAATTCAATTAGCATTTTTTCTTTTAACCTAGTACTATTTAATCTCGCTGGTATAACTATAGCTATTTTAATATCATCGATATTCACGATTACACTAAATTAACAAATCTACCTGCAGTTCTTCTGTTTATATCATCGTGATTAAACTCTGCCCAATATAACTCAAAAGCTACACCGTCTTCAACTCCTTCAAATTGATGAAACTTACCTGGTTTTACCATGGTAAAGTCTCCAGCTTCTAATATTGTTTCATCTAGTAATCCTTGATCTTCTTGCCATACTCTTACTATCATCTTACCAGACTCTACAAAAAATCCATTCCATTTAAATCTATGTTCATGCTCTGAACATTTGAATCCTTTTTTATATTCTATACGGTGAAATTCTAAAACTCCATTTTTATGGATCATTTCAGTCTTCCCCCAAATTTTCCCTGCTTTCATATTATTTAATTAAATTTTATCTCTAAAATATTTCTTTTTCCAACTATTACTTACCATCCTTCTTTCTGGCGTTGGTTTACCTTTTTTATTGAAAGGATTTTCGGGTATCCAATTATACCATTTTTTTCTATTTGTTTCTCCTAATGGAGTTATTTGAAAATTATTTAATGTTTGTCGATCTTTATTTGCAAAATGTATACTAAGCATTAATCTTGGACCAATAGTATCAACTTTATGATATTGATATTGTGGTATATATAACAAATCACCAGCTTCTAATGTAAACTCTTCTAGTATTTCTTTTGGTTTATTTGGAGCAAATTCTTTATATATAGTCCATTTTTGTTTACCTTCTTGATGAAACAAAAAGTTTTCTGTATTATCTGAATGTGCTGGAAAACTTTTAGATCCCGCTTTTGGAGACGCATAAACATTACATTGACCGTTTGAAAAATATCGTTCAAATTCGTTACATACATCTAATAACTCCTCTTTTTGGTATTCCGCAAAAGGTAACGCTATTGACTTACCTTCTTTCCACAATTTATATACTGTCTCTTTTTTTAACATAGGTAATTTCAATTTACCATTTCTTACTTTATCAAGACACCATCTACCATCACCATCTAATCTATAGTTTAAGATCTGTAATCCTTTCATATCAGGATATTGATTTAAATATTTATTAAAATCATTCCACGTAAATAAATCTTTAAATTTATTTCTCCTTAATATAAGATGTTTTTTATTCCAATATTCTTTAAAGAATACTTGAGGACTTACTGGATCTAATATTTCTTTTATTGTTATTTTCTTATTCATTTTATTATTTTGTTTATATGGAAACCATTTGTTAAGTAATTTCCTTCTGTATTCACACCCGCAGTTGACATTAAACCAACCTGTTACTGTTATTATTAACCATTTTATTCCTGTGGCTTTTGAAAATCGTTCAAAAGTATCTCCAAATCCTTTATCCTTCACAACTCAAACAATCTTCGTTCATAGCTTGTTCAGCTATATCACCTCTAAGTACTGATTCAGTTCTCATATAATATAAAGTTTTAATACCTTTTTTATGAGCATCTAAATGTACTTTGTTAATAAATTTAGGATCAGCTTGTGCTGGAAATGCTAGATTTAAGCTTACAGCTTGATCTATATATTGTTGTCGTATACCAGCTTGGTTAACTAATTCTAATTGGTTAATTTCTTTAAAAGTTTTATAAACTTCTTTTATTGGTATATCTTTATTAGGACCAACCATTATTTTATCTAACTTTTTAATACCTTGTACCGATCCACCATCTTTTAATATTTGGTCCCATATTTTTTCTGTATTTAAACCATTCTCATGTAATCTTTTTACTAATGTAGGGTTCTTTCTAATAAAAGTTCCTTTAGCAGATTGATCTGTGAAAACATTCGCTGCCCAAGGTTCTATTCCTGGTGAAATATTTCCCGCAAGCTTAGAATTGCTAACAGTGGGAGCAATAGCACGAAGGTGAGTATTACGCATACCAGTACCAACGCACCACAAAGGCTCGCCATAAGCTTCAGCAAGAGCCATACTAGCTCTTTCAGATTCGATTTTAATTTGACTAAATATTCTTCTCGTTTCATATTGTGCTAATAATCCTTCGAAAGGAAATCCTTTTTGTTGTAGGTATGTATGCCATCCTAATACACCTAATCCTAAAGCCCTACCTTTCTCAGCAGATCTTACAGAATTTTCAAATCCCCTTCTATTTTTTGCATTTTGTATAAACTCTTCTAATATACCATCTAAAAACCAAGTACTATCATATATAAGATTAGTATGTTTCCATTCATTGTATTTAGCTAGATTTAAACTAGATAAACAACATACGAATGAATGATTTTCATCTGTGTGTAACACGATCTCTGAACATATATTTGTCATAAAGACCTTAAGAGCATTATCCTTATACATGCTAGGATTTTGTTTATTAACATTACCTTTAAACATTATATAAGGTTCTCCAGTTGCTTTTCTTTTTTGTAATAACTTACTCCATTTTCTTCTTGCAACTTTATCTCCATCTCTTAACTTCCTCATAAACTTATCGCCAATAATAGTACATTGATGTAAGTTTAATGATTGTCTATTAACATCACCTTTAGGTTCCCTTATCTCCAACCAATCTTCCCAATCTGCATGTTCAATATTAAGATTAACTGATGCAGCACCTCGTCTTACAGCACCTTGGTTTGTAGCTAATATGCTAGAGTCATATACTTTACAAAATGGTACAGTACCATCTGATGTACCATTCATTGTTATGTCTGATCCAGCTGGTCTAATTTGATTTATACCAACTCCTACACCACCTCCATGCTTAGCCAATAGCATCATTTCTAAATTCTTAGTTCCAATATCATATATTGAATCCGCTACATCTATACCAAAACAACTAATAGGTAATCCTCTATCAGTTCCAGTGTTAGAAAGTACGGGAGATGCAAGGCATAGCCACCCTTTCCAAATGTAGTCGAAGAATGTATCGGCCATCTCTGGACGCTTTAGACGCTTCGCAACTGTTTTTGCTACTCTCTCGTACGCTTCTTTTGGAGTTTCTCCATTATATAAGTATCCTCCTTGAATTGTCTTTTTATATATATCAGCATCTGCCCACTCTGGGTAGTCCTGACCTTTTATCCATCTATTACTCCACATATTATTTTTTACAATTTGTTTCTAATGTCGCAGGCCACGTTTCCGTTAACCCATCTGCTTCTGCGTGACATTTGTTTATATATAATAATCCATCACATCCACAAACATAATCTATTTCCATAGTACATACACGATCAATGTAAGGTACAATTTTATCTTCATCAATACAATTGTAAGGTACAATAAACTCTTCCTTACAACTAGATAGCATTCCTAATAAAAGTATTATCATTAAAATAGCTAACGCAATTAACCTACCTCTATCTCTAAATTTATCTGTCATTACCAAATATTTTCAAAATCTTCGCCTTCGTTTGCTTTGCTGTAGTCGGTCGGACGGATAGCAAAAAAATCGGTATGAGTAAGG